TTGTAAAATTGGTTTTAAGAAATCAAAGATAGGTTTCAGTGCATTTTGAATTCTATTGATAATATCGCCAATGAAGCTACCAACAAAGTTAGCGGCAATACAAGCGATTGCTCCAAGACCACCTGCTAAGAGTTTTTTCAGTGCATCCTTTACAGTTCCCTTTATACCCTCAACAATCTTTGCTGCTGCACATGCCAAACCATTCTCTGCGTTCTTTATAGCATTGACCATCGAGGTCTGGTTCGCTCTACCTGCTGCATGTGCCGTAGCATAAGACTGAGGAGTATTTCCCATCTGACCGAATACCTCGCCAAATGTATCCTTATATAAGTTGTCTAATCCCTGCGACAATTGTGGTTCCAGCCAGTCATAGGCAACATCCATCATTCTGCCTACGAAACCATTCGCTTGTGTCTCAATTACATCAGCGACTGCACCAATCTCTGCCTCTAATTGAGCACCCTTCAGGGATAACTCTTCAATCTTATTCGCCATGTTCTCGATGAGGTTAGTCATGCGAGAGATGGAGAAGTCATTACAGGAATCGTCTGTTAATACAAACTTACCTGCACCGTCTTGGTCAGCGTATTGACCTTTTTCTGCACTGGTATTTGTTTCGTTAGATTTTGCGTTCTGTTCGTTAGACTGATCTGTTTTGATCTTGGGGTTTACTGGAACATCTTCGCTATATCCAGTAAACTTAGCAAATGGTTTAGTAAATTCTTCTAGAGTCTGACCGTCAGCAGTATGGGAAAAGTGTCCCAAAATACATGGAACTTGACCTTTGTCGCCATCCATGAAGAATCCAATACAGACATCGCCCTGTTGCAATTCCGTGGACTCAGAAAAGTTAGCAGCACCACTACCAGCAGTGCTAGGTAGCATAGTTAGGGCAAAAGGTAAGTCTTTGTTCTCTACATCCTCCGTAAAAGGATGATGTCCCATGATACGAACTTTGTATCTATTACCCCAACCTTCTCCATCGACCGTTTGATCTGCCTGTGCATCCCTAGGGGCAACTTGACCGATCCACCAACGGAATCCGTCTCTGCCCATAAATGAACTTTGCCCCAGGTCTGCTTCTCTTACCATTAGTCCTCGTAAATTCTACACTCGTCTGATTCTGGATTTGCGTCACAATACATTTCAAATGCTGTTGGATCGTGATGATCGTCTGGATGTCTCTTGTGATATGCTTCTAATTCTTCTAACTCTGATTGAGTGTGCCTACGCATTTGAGGAGAAAGTGTCGGATCTTGTAGAAGTTCCTTATCCTTCTCAATATGGTCTTCGATAGATTTTTCCATTTTAGATACCTGAACTATCTCTGATAACCCTCATCGCAGAATATGATCTATTAGGGGACCAGAAGTGAGTGATCTCTTTTATAATATATAGACCGCTTTGCTCCTCGTCTAGTTCATCTTCGCTGTCTGTAAGAGGGAATTTACATTCTATCACATCTCCAGCGGTTAGGAAGATGTTCATTGCAGTCGTGAATGTGACTGTTTGAGTAAACATGGAACTATAGCGAGAAATCGCCTGTGAGACATCTTCGGTCTCGTCATTATTAATTTCTTTTGATACCTTTGGTTCGGCAAAACCAACATCTAAGATTCCACTTACAATTCTATGTCCCAACTCATTTGTTGGGATGCTACCAGGATCTGCCTCCACAGAAAATTTTGGTTCAGTTGTACCCAGAGCTGCCTGATCACTTCCAGGTTCAAATTTATTGTGGACAAATTCAAATGTATTAGGATTCCAGTATGTTCTATAAGTAGAATACTCTCCCTGAGAACTATCTTTAATAACATCATTATTGTTCTCTACTGCATATGTAAGAACTTTCACAAAGTTTGCTTCATTAATCTCTGCTGCATTTTCTCTACATGCTGCTGCAGCGTTTTCATTGATTCTACTAAAAATATATGTTTCTTTCTTATCTTTTTGTTTAATAATTTCTTCAACGGATTTAAAATGAATACCCTTTCTGGTATGCCAAAACAAAAATCCAGCACTCTTACTATTAGCACCAACTGGAATCGCTCTTGATGCGAGCATTGGAACAATAGTATAGGGTTTCCTCATGTTACCGAAGAAATTAATAGGTTTCTGCGTCTCCTCTACAATTTCAATGTCATCATCTTCTACCTCTAGAAGTTCCAATATATCATTGATAATATCACTAATCTTCTGATTGTGATATTTTTTGATAACCCTCTTCTTAGTGTTCGCAATTGCCTCTTTCGAGACTAAGTGTAATGTGAATGTCTGAAGTTGTTTCTCCTGAACATATCCAGTAATCTTATTTACATACATCGTAACCTCAAATTCACCAGGAGTTTTATCCCTCTCAATCTCGATGGGTGTGGTGACTTTGATCACAACTTTCTCTTGACCACGAATAGGCAGAGAGTTATATACATCACTGGTAGACACAATGGTCATGTGTGCAGTGAATGTTGGAGAAAATATATCTTCGTAGTATTGGAACGAAACTACACCACCTCTCAGATCCAGATCTACTCCTTCTACAGAAGTGATCGTAATATTATCGTATGTTGAACCCTGTGTTGGTGCTGGCATTATGTGTAGAAATTATTGAGAGAGCGTATTGATGCAAGGAAATCTGAAGAATCGCTTACAGATGTCTCTGGTTCAGATTTCTTTTTACCTCCACCTTCTGCTTTAGCGATATCATTACCCTTATTTATTGGGAATGGGACCATAATTGGTTCTTCCTCCCAGTTAAACAGACTGCTAGCAATGTCACCACTTTGTGTTGATGTTGGACTACTAGACAGTAAAGTGCTAGGAGGTGCTTGCTGAGTCTTTTTCCCAGTGTAATTAAAGTGAGTAGAAGTAGCACTATAATCAGCATGATGGAATCCATACTTATGGGCGTTCTTTCTAATCCAACGACCAGCAGTGCTATACCAGTTAATATCAAATGCCTCACCATACATATGAGCGGAGTTCTTGGCAGATCCTTGCGTTGCAGCATTTTCTGATGGACTTCTATAAGAACTAGAGATACCTGATCCGATATCAATTCCTTCCTTTGCAGCGGCTTTTGCCATCTCCTTAAATGCTGCTGCAACATTACCAGCAGGACCAGTAGAGTTTAACCTGATTGCTCTACCTTTGTAATCTCTGTAACCAGTATCCACGAGATTTACATTTCCACTACCTGCCTTTGGAGTCAATGGTTGTGGTTTAGCTGGTGTAGTCGAAGAAGATGATTCTGGTTTAGTAATCGTGACAGTTTTAAGTGGCGTTCTTCTAGCCTCTGCAATAACTAACTGCTCTGCTTTAGTATATGGAGTATGTCTAGGATCTGCTTGCCAATGAGCGAGACCGCCGTCTTGCAGTAGTGCTACAAACATCAAGTCCTGATTTTCTGGACTAAACTTATCACTGGGAGATAAACCAGCCAATCTCATGGCACTTTCTAATGTTCCAGGGATAAACTGGTAAGCACCAGCGGCGAAGACATATCCCTGATTGTTGTTCAATTTCTTATTCTGCTGTGCAATGACTTCTCCAATCGTCATGGAGGTAAGATCTTTACCGATAATTCCTTTGGAGTGACCAGATCTAGGATCGGCACCAGTAGGATCCTTAATGGTCCCCTGGTTCATAGCATTATATTCACCAGAACTCTTAGACTCTCTCGCTTTAATAATCTCTGCTGCCTGCTTATGAATAGGTTGCAAAGATCCAGATGTAGATGATGTTGCAGAGGATGCAGAGGTCTGTGCTGGAGTAGTATTCCCCTCCAAAGCTGCTTTAATATCCTCTACTCCCTTACCATTGACCCAATCCTGAATCGCTTTAGTAATATTTTTAGTTTCTAATTCCCAGTCAACTCTACCCTGACTGATTGCCTGACCAGCCTGATCTAATTCTCTTTTTAGTTTTCCCTCACTGTCAAAGAAATCTAAATTAGTAATGTTCTCCCATAGTTGCTTACCAACATCCAGTATCTCCTGAAGAACTGTGGTAACAGTGCTCCAGATATTCTTGATAGCACCAAAAACTCTCTGAACAGTGTAGATAATCCGCTGAACTTGCTCAATAATTTGTGGGAGCTTATCAATAACATATCCAGCAACAAGAAAACCAAGTGCTTTTATAAGTCTAGAGAAAAATCCACCACCCGCAGACATCTGTTTATTAGTGGCAGCACCGATGTTGGATACAGGTTTCTTTGCCTCCATCAACTTCTCAGCATCCGCTTTTTTCTCAGCATCTGCTAACCTAAACGACTGCATTTTAGCAGCCTGAATCTGTCTCTTATCTTGATCCAGTCTTCTCTTTACTGCCTTTTTTAGTCCACGAGTAGTCTGTTCGACCGCAGAGAGTCCTACAGATATAATCGTTAACGCTTCATTAGTAGGAACTAACTTCATTAGTCAACTCCGTAGACGCTTCTGTAATGAATCAAATACTCATTAGAAGAATTAGATGTGGATAATGTTGGTATGGATGATGCTGGACCATCTCTAAAGTTTTCATCGCCAGGATATCCACTCGCCTGTTCTTGGTGATCAAAGGGAACCAGAGTTATTTGTGTATTCTTCTTAAATGGTTGGGTTACAGTTTCATTGAGAGCAGATGGTGGAGGTGGAGACATCGCCTCAGCTCCTGCTTTTGGAGGTTCGGGAATTGGTTTAGTCTCAGAGTGCTCTGCCGCAGTATCCTCAAAGGGCACTACCTCAAGTTTTTGTGGACCAGTGGTAGACGATTCTGGTTTTGCTGGTTGTGCGGGAGTTTCTGGTTCTGGTTTATAATTAGTACTAAATGCTTCTAAGAGACTAGCGATCTTCTCATAATGATCTCCAGTAATATCTTTCTCTTGCGGCATAATGTTAGTATCACCCATCAGACCCTGACGCAACATTGCCATGACAGCTAGTTTCTGACTATCTGGCAGTTTATCTGCCATTCCCTGAGTAGACTGTAAGATCTTAGTGAAATTTTCCTCGCTCTTTGTAATTGATGCAGTAATTTCATTAACGACCGTAGTATCACCAGAAGATTTTGCCTGCTGAAGTTGCTTTTTAAGATCTGTCTGAGCTTTCTTAATGCCACCCAACTTCTGATATGTCTTTGTAAGTTCGTCGATAACCTGAAGATTCTCTGGTGTAGGTGGATTTTTCTTTAAATCTTCAGCAGCTACCAGACTAGCAATATCTGTTGCTATCTTGGAATCTGGTGGTAAACCTTTTCCAATATTAGGATCATCACCAGAGCTATATCCCTGTTGCAGTGCTTTGATCTGTTTTTCTAATTCTAAACCTCTGCCATTTACATAATAATCAAACCACCACATTGGTCCACTATTTTTAAGCTCCTCTTGCTCTTTAAGCAACTTCTCCAGAGTCTTAGATACACCTTCTTTCTCTACATTTTCCTCAACCCCTTTAGAAGTTTCATTCTTCTGATTTTCTTCATTGGAAAGGAAACTTCCGAGAGCAATGCCAGCACCGATAATACCCGCAGCAATCCATACTGCTGGGTTTGCTAACAATGCCAGGATCGCAGGAATTGATGAAATGATTGTACCAACGAGAGCACTAATGCCAGATATGATTAGCGGTATTCCTCCATTTAGCAATAAGAATATACCACCCGCCGCGGCCAATGCTTTCAAAACATTATTTTTAATACTCTCTAATGTACTAGTGTCTCCTTCCTGCCATGCTTTCAGTGCCTTCAATCCCTTATCCAACAACCATCCACCGAAGATTGCAGTAAGAGCTTCAAAGAATCTAGCAAAGACGCTCTTAGACTTCTTAGCAAGTTTCTCTACTGGTTTTACGAGTGTGTTTTGAATCGTAGATTCAATGAAATTTTCTTTCTGTCCCTTCTTTACATTATCTACTCTTTGCTGCTCTGCTCTTTGCTTCTGCTGATCATCCTGTTGATCTTGTACCAGATCCTGATTTAAGATATCGGTAATACCGATGAGATTGCGATTGATCGCTTGGATGCTACTTGTGATCCCACCATATAACTTCTCAGGAACAAATCCCGCAGGAGTTCCTTCCTGATCAACCCTACCTTCGGGAGTATCAGGTCTGCCAGGAGGGAGAAGTTTTGATTGATCAATCGCCATCAGAATCCGCCGTTATTTTGTCGTGCCTTTAGATTTTCCTCTTCAATATATTGTTGTAACAAGGTAAGGTAGATTTCCCTCTCGAAGGGGAACATGTTCTCAAGATCACTCAAGCTATATTTATGATGCTGCATCAAGGCGAAATTGATCCTGTAGTAGTTTACAAGATCACAATGCAACATCGCTAGCTGAAAAAACTTGCCAGACCCTCTAATACGATAGTGTTCTCTACCTCAGTCTTAGGATTAGTTACCGTCAGTTCGTGGTAAAGTTTAGGCATAGTGGCAAAGAATGATTCAATTTGCTTAAACTGCCTAGATCCAAGTTGCTCTAAGAACTCGTTCAACTCTTTCTTAGTACAATCCTCATGAGTCCAAGTTTCTTCTTCGTTGTAGATAACATCGATGCAACTTGCAATCATTTCAAAAGATTTTTCATACTCATTATCGCCAACAGAGAAGTTTTGCTTAATGAACTGATCCAGTGATGGATACTTCATCTTCATCTTCAGTGTATCATCAAGAGTAATTTCCTGACTGTGCTCTGGATCGTGTTTAATTTCAATCTCATCCAGGAATACCGTGACAGGAACCTGAGTTACTCCATCATCGGGGCAGGTAATTAAAACTTCTACGGATTCGCCAACGGACTTGCCTCTGACATTGAGGAAAAGATACTCAATATCGAATGTGGACAGGGAGTCAATCTTTACACCCCTGGTAAGAATACATGCGCTGAGAACATCTTTAACTGCTCTCGCAATCTGCTTCAGATCATTGCTTTCCATAGCAATGACAAGAACTTTTTCTTCTTTTACTAGGAAAGGTCTATATCTAATATTCTTTCCTGTGGATGGAATAGTCAGCTCAAATGTAGGAGCACTAATCTTAGGTAATGGCATGATGAGTATGTCAGTGTTTTATTTAGCGTCACTCCTCAAGGGGAGCAGAAGTATCTTGGAAAGGAACAAAGGAGTTATCAATATCTGCAAAGTAGTTTGTATCTAAACTCATATTAGATGCTTCAGCGAATGTGAGACTTTGGATATTTTCTACAGATGAATAACCAGAATTTGCTGTATCTCTGAAGGACTCGTTTCCTGGTGCAGGTGGTGTGTCGGAAACTGGTGCGATCCTAGATGTTGGTTGGAGAGAAGAAATGTCTCCGAAGAAGTATCTATCGTATGCAAATGTAACCGTACATTCTAAAATTCTAGCACCCTCATAGGCAACTGGCATTGCAGTTACATTGATGGGGAATGCATTTAGGAATGTGTATTGAACATCTCTAAAGTGATCCTTGTTAAATTTAAGGATCTTCATCGTCTGTACTTTGTACTCCGATGGATACATCATCCTATGATAGTATGCTCTCTGTCTGGGGTCAACTCCATCCCCAGTAGAGGCACCAGATGCGATAAACTCCTGCCACAACTCAAAGAACTTAATAACTCTGTAGTCACTATCAACATAAAAGGTAAAACTTGTATCAGTATAGATTCTAGAGTGAGCAAACTTCTCGGTGATACCCATTCTATCACCTTCAATCTGTGCGGTAGCAAAACTAGTTCCAGGAAGTTCTGCCCTATTGCAGAGCAGACCAAGATCTCTGGTGACAAAATAGTTACCAACTCTGGGTTCTTTTTTAGTGATATAACCTCGGAGTTTTTGCAAAGCACCAAACCCCGTGAAGTACACTTCGTAGTTGTTGGTCGTAGCGACCTTACCAAATAACGAAAGCATCGAGGAAGTTGACCTTGCTCTTGGTAATGGCACAATAAATACCTTTGTTGAATCTTACAGTATGTATGGCGTACTCGGGTAAATTTAGACCCTCAAATACACAGAAATATCGGGGAGACCATCGCAACATTATTTATCGCAGTTTGTGGGAACGAAAGTTCATGGTGTACTGCGATAAGAATGAAAATATTCTAGAGTGGGGAAGCGAAGAAATCGTCATCCCATATCGTTCACCTCTGGACAATAGAATCCATCGTTACTTTCCCGATTTCTACATAAAAGTGAGAAATCTCTCTGGAGAGGTTAAAAAGTACATTATTGAGGTAAAACCACAAAAACAATGCACTCCTCCAACCCCACAGTCCAAAAAAACTAAGAAATATATTAGAGAAGTGACCGAATATGCCAAAAATCAGGCAAAATGGGAGGCTGCTAGAGAGTTTTGTGCTGACAGAAGACTTGAGTTTAAGATTCTCACAGAAAACGAACTAGGCATATGAGCAGACTTCAACCAGTTGTTGATAA